TAGGTCACGGAGCATTAACAGAGTTTGCATTAGCCTCGGTTAGAGGTGGTGGTGTACAAAACGTAGGATCACCATTTATTAGTGGAGTATCTTTTGCAGCTAGTTTAGGTGATGAAAGTGTAACAGGATCAGCTACAATATCACAATCAGGTAGTAGTTTAGCTTCTACATTTTCCATAGGAACAGAGACAGTTGCGGCATCAGCCAATGTTACTACTAGCACTGCTGGACAAATTACTATAGGATTAGGAGAAGAAACAGCTTTTGGTGAAGCTTTTCAAAATATTATTAACTTTAGCGTTGGTAGTCCATCATTCTTTATTTGGAACGAAGTGGATGACTCGCAAACAATTACCTGGGTAGATGTGGAACCAGGGTCAACGGATTAGGAGTAAAAAATGGCATCGTCATATTCAAGTGCACTAAACTTAGAGTTACAAGCCACAGGTGAAAATTCGGGAACCTGGGGTACAATAACAAACAATAATTTACAAAAAGTAGAATCGGCAATCAAAGGTTATGTATCTGTAGCTATTGCTAGTACATCTGATTCTTTAACAGCTACAGATGGATCTACGACAGATGAACAAAGTAACGCTATTATAAAATTAACAGGAACACTTACAGGTAATACTACCGTGCAATGTGAGGCTGTAGAAACATGGTACATTGTTGATAATGCAACAACTATGAGCACACATACCTTAGGTTTCAAACCTGCTGGCGGTACAGCTACTAACCTTGTAGCAGGATCCAAGCATATTTTATATTCTGATGGCTCTACAATGTTTGATGTCTTGAACGATGCAGGAAATATCACGGCTAACGGAACATTGACAGTAGCAGGTAACACATCATTAGATGGCGGATCATTTGTGTTTAATGAGTCGTCAGCAGATTTAGATTTTCGTATTGAAGGTAATGGTGATGCTAACTTGTTTTTTACCGATGCGGGTAATGACCGTGTTGGTATTAAAACAAACTCACCTTCTACAGAATTACATGTTGTAGGTGGTGTAAAAGCAACAGGTGCAATAGACTTTGACGGTGGTGGATTTACTTTTAATGAATCAGGTGCCTCTGTTGATTTTAGAGCTGAGACTAACACGCTCACACACGCTTTGTTTATTGATGGTTCTGCTGACAAAATAGGTTTTGGTACAAGCTCACCTGCTAATGCAAGTGTAGAAATTAATCAAGCTAATTCATCAGGCGCAATAGCATGTTTATCATTAGATCAAGACGATCAAGATCAAGAGTTTATATACTTTGACGGCACATCTGCTAGTGACAGTTCAGCTAGTTTATCATCATCTACAGGTACAACTAGTAGTAAAGTTGGTGCAATACGTGTAAATATTGGAGGTACAGATCGTTGGATCAGATTCTATGATTCAGCTGTATAGTTTCAATGCCTCTTACCAAATTACAAATAGCACCGGGTATTGATAAACAAAATACCGAGTATGGTGCTGAGGGTCGATGGGTAGATTGTGACAACATTAGATTTAGATACGGCTTACCAGAAAAATTAGGTGGTTGGGAAAAAGTTACAACTGATGCACTTGTAGGTGCAACAAGAGCCATACTTACATATAGTGATTTAAGTGGTGTTAAATATGCAATATATGGCACAAACAAAAAATTATACGCATACTCAGAGAACTCTTATGCAGACATTACTCCTATAAGATCTACAGGCACAGGTAACATTACACAGTTTGCAACCACTAATGGTAGCACAACTGTAACCGTAACAGACTCATCACACGGTGCATTAATCGGTGACTTTGTAACTATTGCAAGTGTCAGTGGTGCTGTAGGTGGTATCTCTGCAGCTAACTTAGAGGGTGAGTTTGAAATACTGACAGTTCCTAATTCTAATACATTTACCATAGAAGCAAAAGCTGCGGCTAGTTCTGATGCAACAGGAGCCACGGCCAACGGAACATATCAAATAAATACAGGTTCTGCTGTATCTATATTTGGTTACGGTTGGGGTGCTTCTACTTATGGTGCATCCACATGGAACACTACAAGAGAAGGTCTAACTGGCGCTGAGGGTGTTTTACTTGAGTCAGCAAAGTGGGCCTTAGATAATTGGGGTGAAGATGTGTTAGCACTACAGTTTAACGGTGGATTGTTTTATTGGGACACATCCTCTGGTTTATCTAATAACAGGTCATCAGTAACAAATGTTTCTAATGCACCTACAAAATCAAGATTTATGTTAGTTTCTGGTGACGATAGACACGTCATTTGTTTTGGTACAGAAACTACAATAGGAAACTCCTCTACACAAGACAACATGTTTTTAAGGTGGTCTGGGCAAGAGGATCAAAATGTTTGGACACCAACGGCAACTAATACAGCAGGATCAAAAAGATTGGTGGATGGTAACTTTATACAAACAGCAGTAAGATCAAGAGGTGCTGTCTTAATATGGACAGACACTGCTTTATATCAAATGCAGTTTATAGGTCCACCACTTACCTTTGGTTTTAATCAACTAGGTTCTGCTTGTGGTTGTATAGGATTAAATGCAGCAGTAGATGTTGGTGGTGTATCTTTCTGGATGGGCACAGATTCTTTCTTCTTATTTGATGGTGCTGTGCAAAAAATACCATGCAGTGTGCAAGACTATGTGTTTGATGATCTGAATGTAAATGCTAAACAAGACATATTCTGTGCAGCTAATACAGACTATAATGAGGTAATGTGGTTTTACGCCTCTGCAAATTCACAACAGATTGATAGAGTTGTGTTTTACAATTACGCTGAAAACCTTTGGTACATAGGCTCATTATCTAGAACATCTTGGGCTGACAGAGGTACATATGACAATCCATATGCAGCTGAATTTAAATCAGATGACACAACAGCTACTATTAGCACTATCACTGGGCTAAAAGCTGGTAGAACATTTATACATTTACATGAGTTTGGATCTAATGATGATGGCAGTGCAATGAATACACACATAGAGTCTGGTGATGTTGACATAGCAGATGGTGACAACTTTATGTCTATTAGTAGAATGATACCAGATTTTAAATCGCAGTCAGGCATCGTTGACTTAACAATCAAAACAAGACCTTATCCGTCAGGCACACAAACTACACACGGTTCGTTTGATATAACAACAACTACAACAAAAAAAGATACTAGAATACGTGGCAGACAAGTAGCTGTTAGAGTCGCTAGTGATGCTATAGATGACAATTGGAGATACGGCACGTTAAGATTAGATATTAAACCAGATGGTATGAGAGGAGCATAATGTCAAAAATACAAATACCAAGATTACCACAGGCTACACCAGAGTATAGTCAACAACAACAAAACACATTAATACAAACATTAGATCAGTTAATATTTTTGTTAAACAATACGTACACACCTGAAACATTAAGAGAAGATACAGAAAGAATTAGTTGGTTTTTATCGTAAATGGCTAATACATACACAAATTATAAGGCTATTCTTACTAATACAAACCTAACTACTTTGTATACCATACCAGCAGAGACTACAGCTATAATTAAATCTATACATGTAGCTAATGTTGATACATCAAATGACTGTGAAATATCAGTGTTTTTAGTAGACTCAGGTGGTACTAGCTATACATTACAAAAGAGTAGAGACATAGAAAAAGGATCTACACAAGAGATATTAGCAGCTGGTAATACCAGTCAAATATCATCAGATTCAGACACCGCAACAGCAACACCATTAGTTGCTAAGGAGTCAGAGATAATTAAAATACAAGCAGAAAATGCTAACGATTTACATGTTGTTTTAAGTGTTTTAGAGATAACATAGATATTGCAAGGAGGTTAAAAAATGAGTATAAATGAAGATACTATCGTGGTTGCTGGGAAGAGAATCCCTAAGATAGATGTAGATACTGTTACAACTATCAAACACGCCAAAACAGGAAAAGTCTACGCTTCAGAAGAAGAGGCAACCAAAGATGTTCAAGATCCTGCTACCGACACAAAAGAAGAAGACATACAAAAAGATGTCGCCATAAAAGTAAATAAAATGCCCGATATATTTGGAGGGACTAGTTAGAACATGAATAGTAGCATGCAACAATATGAAACTGGTGGTTTGGGATCATTTCAAGCTGAGGTTTCTAAACTTGCAGATTTAGGTAGATACGAAGACGCATATATTGCACATGTCGCTGAAGGCGAAACAGTTGTGCCCATGGAAGTCTTAGACTCTAATCCTAAACTAAAAGCTATGTTGTTTAATCAAATGCTAGACATGGGTATTAACCCTGAGAGATATATTGTTGGTAATGAATTAAACTCTATTAATCCTGTAACAGGGCAACCAGAGTTTTTTCTAAAAAGGATTTTTAAAGGTGCTAAGAAAGCACTCAAAAGTATTGCACCGTATGCTGGTACCATTGCAGGTATTATGGGTGCAGGACCTGTATACTCTGCGCTAATTGGTGCTGGTGTGCCATTATTAACTGGTCAAGA